GCTTCAGGAAGCGCTGGCGCAGCGCCTTACCGACCAGCAGGACTACTACAACCAGCTTGATGAAATCCAAGGTAACTGGTTGCTCGGCGTGAGCGATGCCTTGCAGAACTACAAGGACCAGGCGACCGACTACAACGCACAAGCTGCGCAGGCAACCACGCAGCTGTTGGAGGGTGCCACAGACAGCCTTGCCACCAACCTGCAAGGTGCGATCATGAAAACGCAGTCTTGGGGCGATGCTATCAAAAACGTCGGCCTCACCTTCGCAACGACAGTTATTCAAATGGGGATCAAGTGGGCGGCAATGCAGGCGATCCAAGCTGGCTTGAACGCATTTACATCTACCGCAGCCATCCCTCTGATTGGGCCGCTTGCAGCCCCAGCGGCAGCCTCCAGCGCCTTGGCCTTCGCTGGAGGCTTGTCCTCCCAAATCGCAGGTATGGCACACGATGGTATCGACAGTGTTCCGCAGACTGGCACCTGGCTGTTGCAGAAAGGGGAGCGTGTGACTACCGCGCAGACCTCGGCCAAACTGGATGGAACCCTGAACGATATCCGCGCAGGTCAGGCCGAGCGGGACGCACGCAACGTCCCGAACATCAACGTTATTGAAGACGCGAGCAAAGCCGGTCAAACTCGACGTAATGAAGATGGATCGTTCGATATGTGGATTGCGAACTTCCTGGGTGAAGGTGAAACCTTCGACGCCGTGACCGGCAAGCTTGGATTACAGGCGGTGGGCCGATGACTGATTTGAATTTTCCCAGTGGCCTGCCGTACCCACAACGCGACGGGTATGAGTTTGAGGCCACCGAAAACATCAATAGTACGCCGACTGACGCTGGGCGCCCTATCCAACGCGTCGAGTTCCTTAAACCTTCCAGTATCATCAAGGTCAACTGGTTATTGACTGAACCTCAAGGGCGTTTGCTCAGGGCGTGGTGCGATCAAATCGCAAAGGCCCAATGGTTTAATATGCCGATCCTCAGTGATATGGGTTTCGACATTGAGGAAGTGCGCTTGCGGAAACGGTTGATGGGCCCGGTGCTGGTAGGTAGATTTCTTTGGCGTTATTCCGCTGAGATTGAAGTTAAAAAGACCCCAATGCTGGAAGACGGTTGGGCAGAGATTCTGCCCGATTGGATACTTGAGGCAGATATCATAGATCGAGCAATGAATGATAAGTGGCCTTTAGCATGAGCCAAACATTACGGGAGATTAATGCGAGCGTCGGTAACAATCCGATTATTCGCACGCTTGAGTTGACTTGCGATCAATGGGATTCGCCGGTTTACATCTGCAATGGTTATATCGATCAGACCGTAATTGATGAAAATGGGCGAGTTTTGACGTTCTCGGCAATGAATATCGATATTGCGCTTGCAGCTAAAAACAGTAAAGGTAATCAGACTTTGGCGTTTGGTATCGCAGATGGGAGCGGTGAAGTTACCACCCGTGCCAGGGGTGCAGCTGCTGCCAGGATGCGAGTTTATGCTACGTATAGGACATTCCTTGAACAGAACAAGGACGCTCCGCAAGAAGCGCCTTGGTACCTCAGCGTGGAATCTGTTGATCTGAAAGGTATTGTCGCCCAATTGCAATGCGCCTTTTTCAACATGCTGGGTGTGCGGTATCCTCGCAATCAGTACACGACCGAGGTAACTCCAGGCCTGAGGTGGATTTGATGAGCTGGGTAAATGAGTACCTAGGATGCAAGTATGTGGATGGCGGACGCGGCCCGGTGGAGTTCGATTGCTGGGGCCTTACCCGACACGTACGCGCGGTCGAGCTTGGGTTGGGCGAACTGCCATCGTATGGCGACCTGCGTAATACCAACCCTCGGGCGTTCACTAAGGCGTATCGCACCGAGGCCGACAAGCTTGAGGAATGCGCACCAGAGCATGGGGCAATCGCAGCCGTCATAATCGGCAAGGTCTGCATGCACATCGCGCTGGTACTGGAACTGGTGCCGGGTGAATTGAGCATCTTGGAAATAAACGACGGTCGCCCGCCCCGCGTACTGCCGCTTTGGATGTGGCGGCGTGACCATGTAACCGTTACTTACCATCGGAACCGGGACCATGATTGAGATTTATCCGAACCGGTTGAACAACAAGCATAAGGAAACCTATGCGGTAAAGTCCAGGCAGAGTCTGCTGACCTGGTTGCACAATAACGGCATTGGTCACGCTACCCCGCTCGACTCGCTGCCAATGAGCCTGTACATGAACGGGGAACACGTTCTGCCGGGGCTGTGGTGGAACACCTATTTCGATCCTAACGACTCCATCGAAATCTACCGGGAGCCAAAGGGCACCGATCCGTTCTCGATTACCTTCGCCTTGGTTTTCGGCGCTAAAGCTGTACTGTCCGCGCTGATGCCTAAACTTCCCAGCTTACCAGGTGCTTCGCAGGGTACCGGGAAGTCGCTTGCGGATGCATCCGCCAAAGGCAACAAGGTCAAGCTGAATGATGTGATCCCCGAGTGTTTCGGGTTCAACCCGCAAAGATATCTGGATTACCTGAACGTCCCGCGCCGTTACTTCGCAGGCCCCCGAGAACAGCGGGTGGAAATGCTGTTGGGCGTAGGCATGGGCCGCTACCAGATTCAACCGTCTTCGGTGAAGGTGGGTGAGACCCCTTTGCTAAATTTAGGCGATGGGGCTTCGTTCACGATATATGAGCCTGGGGCTGACCTCAGCGCAGACCCTGCGCATTTCTGCTGGTACACCGCGCCCGAGGTTGGCGCAAGTTCTACCGGCGCCGCCGGTCTTGAAGTGACAGCAACCACAAACTTGACTCTATCCGCAACTGCATCAGTGATGGAGTTTTCTAGCGATAGCATCACAATCCCATCAGGTGCAGGAAGCTTCCCGACTAACTGGGAAGCTGGGCTGATGGTGAACGTGGTCGCCCCGTACTCTTACACGGTGGACAACGGAACCGGCACAGGTGGTCGGGACGTAATCAATGGGCCTATCGCGCAGCACGGTTTCACACCTGGCGACACTATCACTATCGCTGGGCAAAACTCAGGCACCTATGAGGTGTTCAGCGTGACAGCCACAACCATGCAGTTGAACTACGTTGGTGGAGCGCCTGCGAACGGTTTGACTACAGGGTCGGCAGTAATGGCGATGGGCTACAGTGCGTTGCGCTTCAGAGTGGTTACTATAAGCCCATCAGCAATGACAGTTGAACGCATCCTGAATGACGGTACGGCAGACGGCGCGTGGCCAGGTTGGGATACTTTGTCGAGCAACCAGGCACAAGTGCGCTTGGACAATTCCAACTTACAAGCAGGGTATCGAGGTCCATACCCTGCTGCGCCTGCCAACGAAAAGGTTGACGCGATCGAGTATGACGTTTTCTATGCACAGGGCCTTTTCGGCCTTGGGCGCGAAGGGCAATTCTATTCTGTGCCGGGGCGCCACGTTTTTGAATGGCGTGACGCCGAATTGGGAGGGTCGTTCACAACTATTGTGCAGAGCGTTTCCGGTGACAGTCAGGATCAGGTAGGGTTTACTTTCCGTATCGACCTACCATACCAGATGCGTCCAGAGTGCCGCATTCGCAAGATCGTCACCACTCAGGAACGACCAGACGAAGTGCATGATGATGTAATGTGGTACGGCCTGCGTGGGCGCCTGCTGAGTTCGTCCAAGACCAGCTTTGCGGGAATGACTGTAATGTCGTGCAACCTGCAAGGTGGCGATCAAATTTCGTCGCAATCCGAGGCCTTGGTGAACCTGTCGTGCATGCGCATCCTCCCAGTTCTAAGAGGGGGCGTGTGGCTATCTGAGCAGCCTACCCGAGAAATAAGCGCCGCAGTCGGCCATGTGGTTCGAAGTGTTGGGTATTCGGACACTGTTGATCTGAATATTGGTGAACTGGAACGCCTGGAAACCACTTATTGGACGCCGCGTGGTGAGACTTATGACAAGACCGTCGCGGCACCTGACACGGTGAAAGGTATCCTGAAAGAAATACTGCAAGCCGGAATGTCAGAAATGACCGTGTCCCGTGGCCAAATTACACCTTTGCGGGAAGGGGTGCGTGGCAGCACCTTTTCAGCCATGTATAACCCGCAGGTCATGCTTGACCCACTTTCTATCAACATCAAGATGCCGGACCAGCCGGATGATTTCGATGGCGTTGACGTTGAGTATTACGATCAGCAAACTCGACAAAATGAAACAGTGAAATGCAGAATGCAACTACCGGGCGGCTCGTATGAACAAGGTCTACGTGCGGAAAAGATCAAGCTCGAAGGGGTGAATGACCGCACGCGGGCCTGGCGAATCGGCATGCGGCGCAGGCGTTCGCAGTTCTACCAGATCGAGAGCTATGAATTTCAGACGGAATTGGCGGCGCTGAACAGCGAAATGAAAGACTATGTTGCTTTGGGCACCTCTACGCCAGGACAAGGCCAGTCTGCATATCTGGAAAACTATTTCAATTATGGGGCGTCGTCGATGCTTCAGGTGTCGGTGCCCCTCGACTGGTCACGCGCTGGCGTCTACAAGGTCGCCGTGCGCCGCAAGGACGGTTCGGTATCAGGTCCTCACACGGCCACACGTATCGACGATTACAGCATGACCATTCCCACCCCGCTCGACTTCGAACCTGATTTCAGTGGCGAATGGATGGACCCGGTAATACAGTTTGGGCTGTCGGAAAGCTGGTGCCTGCCAGCGATCATCGAGGATGTAACGCCCAAGGGTACGCGCAGCTGCAACGTAAAAGCAGTAAACTATGACGCGCGAGTGTATGATGACGACGACAATTTTCCGCCTGTAGGGGCCTGACGATGACGAATATTTACGATACAAGCGGCTACCCGCTGGGCTCTACCCATCCAAAGGTTCTGTACAACAACGCGTCGAATATCGATGACGCAACTAACTCGGACGCGGAAACCTGGGTGGACAGGCCGCCATTTGGGCGAGTGCGTCGCACCTGGCGGGGTATGGAAAACGCATTCGATTCCTTCCTGCAAGGTACCGCATTCGAATTACCCGCTCTCGTCTATGTGGACGGGACGCCACTTCAGGTAGATCGCCCCACGCAGTTAATCGAGCGATCAGGTCTGTTGTACAGCGTAAAGCTGCCTTCTACTTTCCCCATTACTTTGAGCGGCACGTGGGCTACCGATGAACCGCTGCTGACGGTCCGCAATGATCAGTCTTTGCGGCAAGAGCTTGGTGCGGGGGTCAGACGTATAGACACTGTAGCGGCTTTGCGAACTATGGAGGGCCGTTTCGATAGAGATTGCGCGACGGTAATCGGGTATTACTCCGATACACCGGGTGTTGGCGGCGGCAAAGTCTACTGGGACGCAGCATCAACATCTGCCGACAATGGCGGCACCGTGTTTGCGGTTACCGGAGTTCCTGTTGGTCGTTGGATTCGTCCAGAAAAGCCTGAACCTCGCTTGAGCTGGTTCGGCGTGCGTGGCGACGATAGCGACGAAACCGCGTTGATTCAGGCAGCCGCCTCTGTTTACCAGGGTACTGGGGCTACACTTGTTGCGGATAAAGGGTCATTGCTTCGCATTACCGGTCCAGTTTCCTTCTTCGATGTGTCGCTGTTTCTGAACAACTCGAAGCTGACCTGCGCGCACATTGGAAACAAATGTTTGATGCAGATGAAAGGCCGGGCAGGGGTGAACAACGGGACTCTGGTACAGGCCGGCACAGCTGTGGGCGACCTTGGGCTGGCAGGCCAGCGAATCATTTTCGCCCTGGACGTTCATGACTGCTCTTATTCCAACCTAAAGTTCGAGTGTGGTGCGTTCGGTCATGCGCCGTTCAACCTGATTGGCGATGTTTACAACGTCAAGGTAGCTAACATCCACTTCGGCACCGGGCCATGGGCCATGGGCTTAATTATCCACTGGGCGACAGCATCCGATTCAGCTGCATTGGACTATGCATCAGACATAACGTACCTGGCCAGCGTGTCCAATCCAACAACCCACCCGCGCAATATCCGTATCAGCAACCTGCGCGGCGATACGTTCAACGGCTCGGGTAACCTTGTTGCGTTGCTGTACCTGTCGGGCGCGTATAGCGTCACTGCGTCCAACGTAGGCGCCGACCAGATAGCGAAGATCACCACCGTCCAGGCAGGTGATTACGGCAGCGACTACGCGCCAGCCGAAATAAAGCCGCTTATCGGTAACTCTATCGTCATCAACAACCCGGCATGTCTTAAACTGACTAGCACCTCCGGAGCCTTGTCGGTTTCCGGGCAGGGTTTCCTGAATAGCGTTCCGGCAGTGAGTCGCCTGGCCATGGACGTTACCGTCAACAATCCTCAGCTTTCCACCGAGCTAACCGGCACCCGTTACGGGTTGTTCGTCGACAACTGTTCGGGCGTAAAGGTGTTTGGCGGCAGCATCACGAAGTTCAGCACAAACGTCTTCTTCCAGAGAAATATCACCGGAGGCTTACTTGACTCGGTACGGATCACCCAGGCCTCGGGGACTGGGGTGTTGAGCGATAGTGACGCAGACAAAAACAGGGGTCTGACTTTCCGCCGTTGTCAGATTTATGGAAACAACACTTCTAACGTCGCCCTTCCGGGGCTTTCCGGCATTCGTTTTGCGAACACTATTCACGGTGTTGTAGACGACTGTCGGTTCGGGCAACCGGGGATTGCGGAGACGCAGCAGCATGCGGTCTACGTGGTCGCCGGATGCAACGACATAAAGCTTCTGGCAAACCACACGTTTAGTTCGGCGCAGACCTCCGCATACGCCGGGGATGCTTCCGCCGGGGAATGGTCGATGGAGCTGTGGGACATAGGAAACACCGCTGATACCGCGTTTACCACATCACCTACTGGTAATGTTTGGTCGCAACCGACAGGTTTCGGGCTGCGCGAAACAATGGTAAACGCCGCTTCAGGCGACCCAACTGGGGGCACTCACAAGCAGGGTGACCGTATTCGATTCCGTAACCCAGCACCAGGCGCGGCTGCTGGGAAAATCTGCACAACAGCGGGTCCGGCGGGCGTAGCGGTTTGGAAAAACTACGGGACAATTGCTGCTTAACATTATGCTAAACTGCGCCAAACCTGGGGAGGTGAGGCGCATGATGGAAAGATCAGGAACATTTTTGCTTGGGATGCTGTCAACCATCCTGATCCACACGCACCCATGGGCGGCTGTCGGGGCTTCCTTCGGGTGCGTTTTCTTTGCCACGATCCCTATGGCCGCACGCGGCTGGAAGCGCTGGGCGCTGGGCGTGTTTTCGTGGGGGTTGGGGTACGCGGCGGGCGTGTTCGCCTACGGTGGAGGTCCGCCTTATAGTGAAAAAGCTATGCTTGTGTCGGGCCTGACTTCTGCCGTGGGGGCCTTGATAATCACCGCGTTCGTCTATGTGGTGCATGAACGCGGCCCGTTGCCACCATGGGCTGAGTCTATTTTGGACCGCATACCCATGCTGAAAAGTCGAGGCGGCGCATAATGGACCTTGAAACCGTACTGATCGCCACGCGCGGTGCTATCAATCTGGCGACGTTCGCAGTCATCATCCGGTACTACGACCCTTCAGCGAGATACCGGTTCGTTGTTTCCATTGTCGCCACCCTCATCGCAGCGTTTTCCTTAGGCCTTGCAGTTTGGACCGCCTACGCCCTGTGGCTACCATCCTGCCGCTGTACAGTGCCAGGGGCACGAATTCATGAATTCCTTTTGCTTGGACTGTTCATCATCCTGTTCGGCTTGGTGCTGCGCAGTAAAGGGAACGTTGCCAAGCTGCTGCCGTGGAGACTCCAACGATGACCTTCCCCCGTGGTGCGATCAACGAAGCGTTCGCGCTGCTCCCCAGCAAATGGGACACGCAACCAGCACGCGTACTGCATGCAGCCATAGGCTACCAGGAAACCAAATATCGAAACCGTCGCCAGGTGATCGAGGTGGACGGGCGACTGGTAGAGCGTGGTCCAGCCTGCGGCTATTGGCAGTTTGAAAAGGGCGGGGCGGTCAAAGGCCTGATGAACTTCGGTGGTCTGGTCACTTCCAAGGCGATGCAGGTATGCAACGTGCGCGGCGTCCCATGGCAGCGTGACGATGTGTGGATGGCGCTCAGTCAGGACGACGTTCTGGCCGCAGCGTTCGCACGCCTGCTGATGTACACCGATCCGCACAGCCTACCGGTGACACAAGCCGATGCGTGGGATTTCTACCTGCGTACTTGGAGGCCTGGCAAGCCGCATCCTGAAGACTGGCCGAAGTCGTGGGCATTCGCCAATGAACAGTCCCTTTAACTACGGATGGGGCGCGCTGGCCGTGGTGCTCTCGCTGATCGGTGCATGGGTCTGGGGCTATAGTCACGGGCAGGCAACAAGCGATCAGCGCTGGGAGGCGCAGCGAGCCACCGAGGCTTTCAACCATCAGACTACTGAGCGAGCGAAGGAACATGCGATATCCACTCAATTCGAAGCGATTCAGGAACAGAGCGCGGCACAGCTTGCACAGGCTCGGGCTGATCTTGACGGTGCTAACGCTGAGCTTGGGCGGCTGCATGAAAGACTTGCCACCATGCGCGACAACGCAGAGCGCGCTGATACCACCACTTCCGGAAGCTGCCAAGCAACTCGACAGGCCAGCATGGTGCTATCCGACTTGTACCAGCGCGATTCGAAGCGATTGGGAGAGGTCAGCGCAGCCTATGAGACTGCGCGACTCAGGGGGCTGACCTGCGAACAGGCCTGGGATTCGCTACGGAAGACGTTCAACCGCTGAACACTTCGAAGCCAATCCAGAACCCCACCACAAGCATGACGAAAGACCAAGCAATGAGCGGGCCAACAGCTGAAGCTGTAGTCACTGATGGATTTCGCATTGTCGGTGGAGGTGGTGGGACATTCAGTCGCGCGTACGGGCCAGTCCTCACTGTGTCCACACGGGCAGGTGGCACGACTAATCCAATACTACTTGGGCCGCAGTCGGTGCACCATGTCGCACCATTAAAGATGACGATATCAGTGTTGTTCAGGTCGGCATTGCACTGGTTGCACATCATGATATTTCTTTGCATCACAATAGCTCCGTGCGAATGATCTTGATTTCTTCCGGCCCGGTGAAGCCCAACTTCATCTGACCGCCGCGCCAGGACTTGCACAGGATATCCAGACCGCCCCGCTCGATGTGGTTGCCCGGTTCGATGTGGAAGATATCCTTGCCGATACGAACCTTGTTGCGGCTCATGACCTCCAAGGTTTCAGAACCGGTAGGAAACTGGAGCAGAATACATTCGTTGCGCCTGCGGGTTAGGATCAGCATTTTCCAGACCTTCCTTTTGACATACGAAAAGCAGTTCAGGGTTATCGCGGTTGGTGGCCCGGAAATGCCGGGTGGCTGGCTTCGGTACTGCCAAAGCCCCAGCTAAGGGGCTTGGTTTTTATTCCGCTGGCTCTGCCGCTGCGATTTCTTCCCAGGTCAGGGCGAATGCCTTGCTCATGGTCCAAGTGTCCTTGAACGCCGTACTGGCGTTGCCGAACAAATCTTGCGCCTTGGCGATTGCCTTTGCCTCGGTAGGCGCCTTTACGTTGTACAGGCGACCAGGCTTTTCGGTGTTGCGGTCGTGCCCGAACACTGCCCACTTGATTGCCTTGGGTGCTGGCTTGCTCTTTTGCTTGCCGCTGCCTTTGCACTGGAAGCACACGCCGGCCAGTACATGACCGAAAGCGCTGATGCGGCCTTGCCCTGCGCAGCGGCTGCATGGGTAGAGTTTGTCGGTCATCGTCTTGCCCTCCAGGGCGTTGTTCGTCTGTATGGGCAAATCATAATTTATGATCCGAGGTTGCGCAACATCTTTTTCGCCTCGGAAATGTAAAATTCATAATTTACGTTTTCCGGGAACGATCCATCGAGTTCCATGAGCGGCACCGCACCGTCACTGGAGCCAACCTTGTTCCCATTCGACTTGTACCGCAGGCAATCGGTAACCCCAGCGCCGTAGTACCAGCGAACGACCTTGCCGAGGTATTTATCGCATGGTTCGCAGAAGCTGGCACCTGATGCTAGCTCCATGAAGCGCTCGCACTGCTGGATGGCACCACCAGCCACGGCCCGAATGACCAGGAACTTGCGGATATCGCGGCATTCGCGAATGGTCTTTTCGATAGGTGTGCCGTCGCGCAGATAGGCGATAACGGATTCGTTGCAGATATCCTTGCCTGGGTGCTTACCGGTCGGACTGGCCTTTGGTGACACACCGGATTCCCCGAACACGCCCTTTGCCTTGTGCTTTCCGTCCGGCTTGAACGCCACGTAATTGTTCACATCCCGGCTGTGGATCGATGTGTACTCAGTCGATTCGGTTTCAAGGCCGGTGGACTTTTCCCACCAGTCGATAACTGCGTCACGTACCCACTCCATCGCGTGCGGCGTGATTACCACGATGCCGTCTGTGTTTGCCGAGATAACCCGAATGCCGCTGAGTTCCAGCATTTCGATTAGCATGAGCAATGCAAGCTGGCCGCTCATGGTGGTGCGAATCATCAGTTCAGGGGCAAACAGGAACGACCATCGGCTACCAAGCTTGCCGTAGGTGCCGTTGAGTACGATCTTCAGCCCGTCGCTTACAGTCTTCCATTGCGCAGCCTGGGCGTCATCACCAGCCTTTTCGTATGCCTCGGCCATGTGCTTGGCGTGCAAGCGCTCGTTGTACAGGCCGCGTAGCAACTCGATGAACTCTGGACCAGTGCCTGGCGGGTACATGTTCATCAACAGCATTAATGTTGGGTAATAGCTGTTTACGTCGTGATCGCTGAGCATGAATCGCCCTTTGACAGCGCGATAGCTAACCGATTTTTCCTTGCTGTGCAGACCGCCTATACCGAGCCGGTAAACACCCTTGCCGATGGTGATATCTCTACCCCGAATCTCGGCAGGCATCCGCACGCCCGATTTGATTTCGCGACCGTCCGAGTCATAGGCCTTTTCGTCTTCATCAAGCTGTAACTGACTCGCGTCATTCACCACGAAATCGAGCGACTGCACCATGCGCAAGACTTCGTTCAGTTCTGGTGATACGAAGGTGATCCACTCGGGAGCCACGTACCGGAAACGGTGGCCGTGCGGCATGTGGATGCGCTGCGGTGGCTGACTGAGTTTTTTCTTGTAGACCGCCTCGGCAATCTGCGCGTCAGACTTCGACATTACCTGGATGCCGTATTTCTCCCCGAGGTCGTGGCGAAGCTTCAGGCGCGGCATGATCTTTTCTTTGAGCAGCCTGGTGGTGCGCAGGTCGTTCCCGCAGTAGCTGCTGAGGTTGAGCCGGTCGAGCGGGCTGATGCTCATGTGCGGCTCGATTGGGAGGTCTTGCAGCTGCGGTGCGTGCGCTCGACCGCCGTAGGCCTTCAGGCTCAGCTTCACGCCTGGAGCGACTTCCATGATATCGATATGGTTCCAGGTGGGTTCGGGAATCCCGTAATTGCGGTAGAAGTCCCAATACTTGACGCCCTGCTTGCCGTTACCTGGGATGATCGCATCATTGAAATTCTTTAGCGTCTGGTTGTCATAGCCGCGCAGGGCGGCGCAGATCATGGGGCAGTCATAGCCCATGCCATTGAAGGTGATGATGCCCGGCAGAGAGTTCAGGAACGCCCGCAGGCCTTCCGTATCGAGCGGCTTACCAGGGTAGGAAGCCCACTCGCGGTACGTGCCATCGGGCATGTAGAACTTAATCAACCAGTAGTCCCGATAACATTCCGTGTCACATTCCGCCCACCCCGAGATATCGAACGGGGTGTTTGCCACGGGGCGGGTGCTATTCAGCTGCTGCATGACCTGCTGCAAGCGGTGCATTTCAAACGCTAGATCGACCATGCGGCACCTCAAAAGAAAGGGCGCCCGTAGACGCCCAAAGTGTTACAACATAACGTTTACTGCTTCCACGGTTCAGCTGCTGGGGCTTGGGGTACGCCGCGCTGCTGCGGTTGCCCATACTGGTTACGATACGCCAGATCAGACTCCAGCGATGCCAGGGCGCTGTCCAAGGCCTTGTCGCAGTGGCGTATCTGGGTCGCACGGACCAATTCGCGCTCTACCACATCAAGCAGGTCGTCAATGGGAAATAGGCCGTCAGATGCTTCGAGTTTCACGGCGATCCGCCCTTCGTCTCCCTCAAGCTGATTCCGCAAACCTGCCACCATGTAGCTGATGCGCTCGCGCAGTTCGTTTTGTGCGCGCTCGATAATGCGCTGTTCTAGAGATTTGACGGTCATGATCAGCCCACCAGTTGAATGAAGCCGTTCTGCAACAGAACCTCATCGCTATGCCCCATGGCGCGCAGCGATTCTAAGGTGTAGCCGCCAGCCTGAGCCGCCGGCGTGACGACATACTGCGGCTGTTGAGCGATGACGTTCTGCACCAATTGGGTGTTCGGTAGCACCGGCAACGCTTGGGGTGGAGGCGTCTGCATTTGCGGCAACGGCTGAGGCTGAGGCTGAGGCTGAGGCGTCTGCATTTGCGGCAACGCTTGCGGTGGAGGCTGAGGCGTCTGCATTTGCGGCAACGGCTGAGGCTGTGGAGGCAGGGAGCCCAACTGACCAGGTGCTTGCATCGGCGTCGGCATTGTGGCTGCGGTGGGCGTTGTGCTCATTCCAGCAGGAATGTACGCAGTCTGCTGGGCAAACACCTGATCAGGGTCTGGGCCGCCTTGGATGAGGTCACCATAACCAACCAGCTGAACAACGGTTGGGTTTACGTACAGACCTGGCTTGGACTGCGGGTCGTTCTGCCAGCCATTCGATTTGACGTCCAGGCCGACTCGCACGAAGTCGCCGGTCTTGATGTGGTTGGGACCGCTACCAACTTCAGTGATAGGGCTATTGCCGTTGAGGCCGTTGACCACTCGGATTTGCCCAGCGTAGGTGCTGACTTGCAAGATGTAGCAACCCTTCCAACCTTCCTTGGCGCTGTGCGGCTTGCCGTTGGCGTCGAAGCCGTCGCCGTCCTTGATCTTGTAGGCGAAGTCTTGACGGATGCAGCCACCTGCATGGATCGGCGGTTGGCCAGCAGCCGGGTTGCCTGGGTTCGCCTGGGGCTGGTAGCCATAGGGGAACAGGTTGGGGTAGTCGGTCGCGGCCTGGCGGTAAATCGCCTCGATCATGGCGATGGTTTCAGGGTTCGCCTTGTCGAACGCAACGTTGAGATACCAGGACTTTACGACCTGCCCTTGCTTGTTGATCTTGGGTTGGTTTTTGTCGTCGTACTGAATGTTTTCAGTCAACGGGTTACCCTGGACGATACGCCCGATAGGGCTGGTAAAGTTAGCCATTCTGTTTACTCCATTCCTAATTTACGAAGTTTCTTCGAATCGAAGGGAACAAGCTTGCGCTTATAAGCGCGCTTTTCATAGAACCGTTCCAACACTTGCGGGTCAATCAGGCTCTCAGCTTGGCTGATGCTGACAGCGCGCGGAGGCTTGCGCAGGTTGACCCCGTACAAATCGCCAAGCGCAATCACCTGATCTTCAACGCCTTCCTTGTAATGCCGCCGTCCACCTGGGCTGGACAACTCCCAATGGGGCACCGTTCGCCCCGTGTCTATCGCGTGCATCAACTGCGCCTCGACACCATCGCACAGCGAATCAATATCGCCCTTAGCCTTGCGCAGCATCCTTAGCATGTTGCTCATCTGTTCAATGGTCAGGTCATGCGGTACAGCTTGGGCCGAGAACTCGATTGAGGCCATTGAGGCTTTGGTGAATGCCGGACAACTCAGCCTCGCGGAACACTCCCAGCAGTGAGGGCCGGTGCGAAGCGGTGGATTTGGGCTTGCGACCTCATCCGCAGCAGCCCTGAGCTTGTTCCAGATGCCGCGCAGACTAGCAAGGGTACCGGTCCATGTGCGCACAGGTTTGACCCCGTAGCACCGAGGCTGAACGATGGTGAATTCGAACCGCAAAAACTGTTCGGTGTGCCCGTCCAACTGCATCAAGCCTTTGGAGGCCAGGTATTCGCAGACCGCAGAAATGTAGATTGCGCCCTGCAAGCACTCGAACTCATCCACGAACCGATAGCCGTATTTGAAGTCCGTAACCCTTACTAAGCCCTGATCTGGAAACCACCCCCACGCATCCGGGGTGCCACCACAAAGCGAATGAATCCAGCCAGCAGGAAGTGGGGTTTCCTGGTACACCGTACCGCCCCACGACCGCAGAACCCCAAGATACAGCGCCACGCCATCCAACATTTCTTCATCGACTTCGACGCCTTCAGGGGTCATATAACCTTCAGGAACCGAATATCCTTGCCCGATGGCGTGACTAACCCAGTGGGCAGCAGTACCTTCCTTGCGGATGGTGTCGTCTACCGTCCCGGAAATCTCTGGGCGCTGCTGAACCATCAACGGATAACCACGGCATCCGCTGTCAGCGCCCCAAATCCAGGCCGAGCTAGGTCGGATGGCGTAATTCATCAGTTCTGCCCGAGCAGTTGGAATTTCAGCCAGCGGTAGAAACCGTCGATGGCGTCAGGGCGATGCGCTACGGCTGGAAGATGCGGGTTGCCTTGGGCATCGACGAAGCCGTAGTGCTTCAGGCCGTGGTCCAGGTTGGCTTTCACCGCATCGGCCAGACCAGGCTTGGCCGACTGTTGGGCGATCCACTGGGCGAACGATGGATAGTCGGTCACCTCAACGTCAGCCGCTGGCAGCTGTTGAACTGGTTCTGGGTTCAGTGGCGGCAGGTCTGGCAGGCCGGTCGCATTCAGGGGTGGAAGATTGTTCAACGGCTGCGCAGCAGTAACAGGTGGCTGGTTGCCCGGCAGCGGGGAGGCGATCAGGGCCTTGTTCTGCGCGGTGATCTGGTCCACCAACGCTTTGTCTACGCCCTTTTTCAGCTTCCAAGTACCGTCCTGCAAGGTGGACTTGCCGCCACTGTGAATACGGGCATCCCACGGATTACCGGCGCTGTCCAGCGCGGCACCTGCCGGTGTAGACCCAGCATTGGCACCCGGCAGGGCATTGGGCGCGGCGCCGCCGGGGAGGTTCACCAACGGGTTCGCCAGTTCGTTTGGGCTGAAATTTGGCTGGACCTCGGCGCCCACGTTGGCTGGCAGGCCATTCCCTTGTTGCGCGATTACTTGCGGATCGTCGCTGTCGATAAAATAGGTGTTCCCCAAGGCCAGACGAACGACCCGGTTCAGATCGTCTTCCAGCTGTTTGGGGCTTTGGGAAAGGTCGATGATGACTTGCATGTGATAGGTTCCTTGACGGTTTGTGGTTGCAACGGTTGCAAGACTAAATCATAATTTACGAAACACGCAACCCCTTGGAGATAGAAATTCATGAACCCTGGAAGCATTGAAGGCGCAAACGCTGTGATGGGTGCCCCGAAAGGGATGGAAGCTGAAGTGGTAGGCCTACCAATCATTCGCACGGAAGACGGTTGGCAGATTTCCCGGTGGGACCCGACCCCCGAGGAACGCAGCGCAATCAATAAAGGGGCGTATGTGCGAGTTTGGGTGATGGGTCCACACCCAGTCATCAGCATCGATACTGGCGGAAAACTCACTGCTACCAGCACAGTCGCCATGCTTCAACAGCAGCTGCGCGATGAACAAGCAAAGGTCTATCTGCTGCGCCAAGCCTTGGATCGTCTCCAATCCGCAGCGCAGGGCATGGATCGAATCACCCAAATCGCCCTGGAAGCTAGCGCATGACGGTACTAGCAGGCTTTCAACAACAAGGCCTGAACGATACCTACGCAGCGTGGGACGACGGCAAGAAAGTCGTCATGTGGCGGTGCCCTACCGGTGGTGGCAAGACGGTGGTGGTAGGGCGCATGTGCGAGGAACATGACGGATATGGGTTGGTCACGGCGCACCGGTCCGTGCTGGTTACCCAGCTGAGCCAGCAGCTTGCCCGCGAAGGTATCCGTCATTCCATCATAGGCCAGGACGCCACCGTGCGGCAGGCGCGGAACAACCACGTGCGCGAGTTCGGGCGCAACTTCATCGATCCACACGCGCAGTTCAGGGTGGCCAGCGTTGATACCCTGGTGCTGATGGACCCGCGCGAGACGTTCTTTCGGGACACCACGCTGTTTATAGGCGACGAATCCCACCACTTCCTGAGGATGAACAAGTGGGGTAAGGCATGGCACATGTTCCAGAACCCCAACCTTCGAACGTTCCTACCGACCGCAACACCGATCAGGGCAGAAGGTGCGGGTCTGGGCGCGCATGCTGACGGCATTGCCGACATTCTGATAGAAGGACCTGAGCAGCGCTGGCTAATCGACAACGGCTATCTCACGGACTACAAGGTATGGTGCCCGACACCTACCGATCTGGACCTGAGCGGCGTGTCTATCAGCGCCACAACTGGCGACTACAACCAGCAGCAGCTTGCTAAGGCCATGGCCAAATCGACGGCAATCGTTGGCGATGTTGTGAGCACCTACCTAAAGCATGCAGCCGACAAGCTTGGCGTCACCTTCGCAGTGGATATCAGTGAAGCTACCAGGATCGCTGCTGGCTTCAATGCTGCTGGCGTGCCCGCTGCGGTCATCAGTTCCAAGACCCCTGAAGGTGAACGCATTCGACTGCTTTCCGACTTTGCCCAACGCAAGCTGTTGCAGTTGGTAAACGTCGATCTGTTCGGCGAAGGGTTCGACCTGCCGGATATCGAGTGCGTCAGCATGGCGCGCCCTACTGCGTCCTTGGCGCTGTACATGCAGCAGTTCGGGCGAGCGCTGCGCCTGATGATTTCCCGCGTACTGCGGGCAGCCTGGGACACCTATCCACCGTTCCAGCGCAAGCAGATGATTGCCGAATCGCCCAAGCCTATCGCGTTCATCTTTGACCATGTGGGCAACGTGCTTCGTCACGGGCTTCCTGACAAGCCACGTATCTGGACCTTGGACCGTCGCCCTAAGCGCGGTAGCAACCTGAAAGATGCCATCCCAATGATTCAGTGCGACCAATGCGAGAACCCGTACGAAATCATCGAGAGCCGCTGCCCACACTGCGGCGCGCCGAAACCGTTACCAGACGAAAGCGCACGAAGCCTGCCGAACCTGGTGGGCGGTGACATCTTCGAACTGGACCCAGAAGTGTTGAGGAAGATGCGCGGGGAGGTGGCCAAGATCGATAGCAGCTGGGTAGCCATCCCGCAAGGTGCTGGCCCTACCGCTGCGGCAAACCAACGCAAGATACATCGGGAGGCTCAATCGGCTCAAAAGCGCTTGCGGCATTACGTGGCCTGGTGGGCTGGGACGCATCACGGGGAACCTGACGACAAGGTGATACGGCGTTTCTACCACACCTTCAACATCGATATGCTTTCGGCTTTTGCGCTCAGGAAGGCCGACGCAGACACCTTGGCGGAACGTGTGAAAGAAAAGGTTGCCGAAATCATAAATTACGATATAGACTTGCCTCAGTACTAAAACACATGGAGCACCGCAGAATGAAAACCCTGTCGCAACGTGATTTCAAAGACCTGCCCGGCGTCTTCAAATGGGCCGTCGTCAATAAAAACGGCGTGGCGTGGGCCTACAGCCACGCACCCATTTACTGCAAGTCTTCTGGCTGCTGGCAAGCCAAGCCGGATGATCTGCAATGCCAAGCGATGTGGATTGGTACAGGTTATCTGTTCGGGCAGGTAATCGAGCGAAAAGCCCCATGGTGGCGCAGTGTGTTCACTTCGTGGCTAGATGCTACCCCGCAGTTTAACAACGCCGACCGCTATCGGTTCGCCCGCGATTGTCTGTTCGACAACCAGCTGTGGGAAGTGTGGAGCGCTATCCGTTTTGCCGAGCGCTATGACTTCAACGCAGAGCGGTATGACGAATGCGTTGACAAGGCCATTGCTGAGTGCATCGAGCGAGGTATCTGGAAATGATCCGGGCGTGGTTGTGCCGCCAGTTGGGTGTGGATCAGATGGTGAAAGACGCCTTCTATGAGGGCTTCAAATTCGCAGGTTCTATCGACCCTTTGCGCTGCAAAAATCTGGGCGTACCTTTGGAAGCTGCCAAAGCGTTGATCGTCAAAACCAGCAGCTGGCGCAGTGTTGATGAAGCATGGGCGAACTCCGACGCTGAGGAACGTTTCAAATGAAAATTTGGGTGACGAAGTATTGGCAGACGCTCGGCGTGTTCGAGGCCGAAACAATCGAAGCGATTGCCGCAAACATTATCATCCCGTGCGTTGATCCCGAATCACAGTACGCCCATGAACGCCTTTGGGGCGGCGACTGGACGCACACGAAAGATGAAGCCATTGCGCAAGCCGAGGAAATGCGCGCCCGGTACGTTGCGATGTATTCCGCAGAGCTGGCCGCTCTCAAGGCCCTGGAGTTCAAATGAGCATCGACCAACTGATGGAAGAAATGCTGCTTTACACGCAGTGTAAGGTGGAGATTGCTGCGCTCGCGGGGCGACATGGTAACGCCCCGAAATACCTGCATGAACAGGCCGGCGAACACCTCGCAAACGTGCGCGCAATCGCTGCGCAGCTTGACCTGCTGCTATTCCCAAACCGGGGTGGCGTATGAGCACCTTGCGCGAATGGGCCTTTGAATACGGGGTGCCGCTCCATGCTCTGCTTGAACTTGAGCGACGCATGGGCCTGCACGGCAGCGGCGTGGTTACCGATGAAGCCGTGGGAAAAAGTGAGAGCTACGCCCAATCGCAAGTACGGCTGGAGGCGCCACGCTTGGGCATCATGCTGACCCGCAACAACGTCGGCGCGTACCAAGACCAGACGGGGCAGTGGGTGCGCTACGGCCTGTTCAATGAGTCGGCCAAGCAGAACAAGCGCACCAAGTCGTGGGACTTGGTTGGGTGGCGAAAACGTCTCATCACTCAGCAGATGGTGGGTACCTTCATCGGGCAGTTCGTCGGACGGGAAATCAAGAAACCCGGCTGGGTGTTCACCGGTACCGAGCATGAGCTTGCCCAGCTGCACTGCACCGAACTGGCGCTGGCGGCTGGCTGCGATGTGGGGTTTGCCACGGGTCCGGGGAGCTTCCGCCCATGAAGCCTGCGGTCCGCGCAATAGACTGCCAAGCGGCATATCTTGCGGGCCGTATGGCGCATCAAAACCGGATTCACAAAAACAACTGCCCGCATGCATGGGCAACCCAGCTTTGGGCCTGGTGGCTTGCTGGGTGGAACGATGAGGATATTGAACATGGCAAAGTACAACGGGCCTGAAAGTGCCACTCACTACTTGGAAGACCAGTTCGGACGCCTGCACTACAAGCGTTGCGAACTGACAGGCAAGTGGTTGTTCTGGTGCCTTACCACGTGGGAACCATCGCACAACACTTCCGAGCACATGAAAGACTTGAAACCTTTGGAGCATAAATAATGGCAGCTAAAAGCTTTCGGCAAATGAGTGAAGACGGCACTATCCGTCGCGCTGATGCCAACAAGATTCGACTGGAAGACCTGCATATCGAGCCGGGCTTTAACCTGCGCGATCCGCTGGAACTCGACGAAAACGGGATGACCTTTGAAGAATCCATCAAGCATCTGGCGGGGTTGATGCTGCAAGGTCTGACAGTTCCAGCCTTGGAAGTGCGACCACGCGATGAAGGTGGCGTGTGGATCGTGGAAGGTGAACGCCGCACCAGAGCCTGGCGGCTGCTGGACGCACAGGGCAAGCTGCCCCGCGTGCTGGACAAGAAAACCGGCAAGCTGGAATTCTGGGTTGAGGTCAAGCAGTTCGAAGGTAACGACGCTGACCGTACCCTACGCATCATGACCAGCAACCAGCGCCGGGAACTGCGCCCGATTGAACTGGGGCGTGGCTACCTTCGGCTGAAGAAGTTCGGTTGGACCCTGGACCAGATCGCCACTGGGGTCGGCAAGGGCGTTCCGCATGTCAAGGACATGATCGAACTGGCCTGTGCGAACACCGACGTTCAACAGCTGGTGCGAGAGAACGTCGTGAAGCCTACCACCGCGCTGAAGACTGTGCGCCAGCATGGTGAAAAGGCTGGCCAGGTACTAGCTAAGGCTGCCGCCGAGAACGGCGGCAGCCTTAGCTAGTACC